AGTTCAAAGATGCAAGGGTAACATAGTCTCCTACTTTTGAGGTAGCTTGTGTATTAATTAAATCTTTATTGTCTGTTAAAGATCCTGCATACAAAATACCATCAATACTTACTGGACTAATAGTCAAATTGTTTTGACCATCTGCTCCTGTATTTACAAATGTATATACATTCCCAATAGCAATGGATGGTAGGGTGAATACTACATCCTTAGTGTTTGATAAAAGTGTTTTTCCACAATCACCATTATTAATAACAACAGTGTAATTTGAATCCTTCTGTTCGATATTGAATCCAGTTACTCCTGCTTCGTTTTTCTTCCCAACTAATACTGGGCCTCTAAACAATGTTGATGCCATGATTATAATCCTCCTAGTTTATGAATCTAGTCTCTAGGCCGTCGACTATACGCGTCTAGATTCGTTAAATAATTGTATAGTGATTAATTTATAACGCAGATTTGCGTTTAGTGCAAGGTATCCCTACAGAAATGTATGATTTTTGATAGCGCTTAAGTGGCTATCGAAACTTCAGCCTTGGCGCTGTTTACTTTGGTTTGAAGCGTATCTGCTTCAAATTCGCTGGCAATGATCTGCTTTATAACATCCTGAATTTGTCTATTGATCTCAATCATTCGGATATTATGCTTTCCTGACTTCAGGTGCTCGTGTTGCCATTCGAGTTCCAAGGACTGTTTCGTAATGTATAGGTCGTGTGTCATTTATAACTTCCTCATAAGTTATCCATTTACCACGGGTAAATCCATCTTTCTCCAGTTTTACCTTATTTTGTCCTAGTTTGTCAAGGATTGATTTTTCGATATCTTCTTTCGTATCTTTACAAAAGACATCCGTTTGACCAAAATAGCCGTTATAATTGATTCTTATGTGGAATTTCTTCTTCATATTTTCACCTTGTGTAATGAGTATAACATAAAAAAGGGCGGCCCGAAAGCCGCCCTTTAATTTTTATTTATTATTGTTAATGCTTAGTTATTAAGCACCTTGACTGCCATATACTCCACGCCAGTCAGACCAGCCGAAGCTGTATCTTTCTCTTGCTTTGTATCTAACATTTCCAGTATCGAAGTCGCCTTCCATAGCTGTTTTTAGAGGTGCTCTAACGAAGTGTTTCATTCCGTTTGGAACATCAGTTTTGATAAACCATGCGTTAGTATCAGTTAAGTAGTGGTTCACAGTATAACCTTGTGGAACCATTCCCATAGATTTAACAGCATTGATATCATTATCAGCTGTACCAACTCTGCCTTCAGATTTCATAATCCTTGTAGCAGTAAATTCCAACTCTTTAGGAATGACCATTTTCATTCCTTGAGCTGCAATTTTAAGTCCTCTTTCATCCTGGTAACCAGCGATATCAATTAACGCTTGTTCTAAAGATGTTTCAGACAAGTCAGCATAGGTAGTCGGTCTGTTAGACTGATTACCGTTAAGTGTTGGGTGAGCGTTGCTAACTAAAGCTACGCCATCGCCACCATCATAACCTGTACCCGCAGTTGCGAATGCATTGATTAGGACGTTTGCGCCTTTCACTTGCTTAGATGTTGCCATTGAACGAGCTAGTGCTTTTGTATAACGAGAAGAGATTCTGTCGTAGAGATTATCTTCGATAGCTTCTTCCGTGATAGCAAATGCTAAAGCAATTGTATCGTGTGTGTAACGAGCTGTGTAAGTTTCTTGAGACTGATCGTAATTTACGCCAGACCCTTCAACTTTCACGTTTGCGTTTGCGAAACCACTTAACATTACTTCCTCTTCGAAAGCTCTGTCAGATGATTCGTTGGTATAAATCTCAGCGTGCTGATTATCATACCTTTTGTACTCCAGACCGAATAGTGCATTCAGGCCTGGCTCTAACTCTTTAACGAGTTGTGCTCTTGATATTGCCATTTTATGCTCCTAAGTTCCAGACCCGACAAATTCGGACAAGTTAGATACAACTTCCAAAGAACAGTACGCAGCAGTTAAATCGCTGTTTTCTGTTTCTTCAGCACTTCTTAGTAATCTCCAAGAGTGTGTAGTTGCATGTGTTGCCCCGATGTCAAGAGTTGTTGATGATTTACCTGTTGAAGTACTTCCACCTGTATTTGCATACACGGAGAAAGTTTCCATAAACTTCACGTGAGCTGCAGGAACATTAGCTGCTACTGCATCATCTGAAGCTATAGTATACTTTTGAAAAGGATAATCATTAACAAACGCTTGTGTGTCTTCACTGTTTGCTGGAGTAATTGTTGCATCGTACCAATGCGCCCAAGTGGGTTTATTAGTAGAAGCTGCTGTATAGTAGATTCCGAACAGAACACCGACCGTTGTAACGGTATCGGCGCTTTCACCCGTAATCATATAACCAGCTGACGATTTCATCGCCATGCCGTTAAAAAGATCAACGTTTGCTGCGGAAGCAATCCAATATTGAGAAAGACCTTGAGTCGCAGGTGTATTACCTAACGTTCCACTTGGTCTAAACCCAAAACCGGCTGAGTTTCTATTAGCCATGTTTTACTCCTTTAATGTTTACATAAATGTAAACGGGTTAATTTAAATCGATGAGTAGGAATAGTTAAAAAATTAACTTTTCTTTGTACCACCGAAGGTTACGCGAGACTGCCTACTTACGTCAATAGGCATACTCTTATGCTCTTCCTTCATTAAATCGTGTTCTACCGCTTCATTCTGACCTTCTGCTTGTTTAGCAAAATATTCAGTCCGAGACTTCGCGATTTCTTCGGGCACCCTTGCGAGTACAAGGCCACCAACCCCGATAATCCCCTTGTATTTTCCTTCAGTGACTACAGGATAATCAGTATCTTTATATTCATCGGCTCTCACCAATTCATAACCAGATCTTAATCTTCCAGAGATATTTTTAGAATCTTGAAATCCTAAACTCTCTGCCCGTATCCATCTGTGCCTGAATCCATCAGGTGCAGGGGGTGCATCTAGAGAAGATGGAGGAGCCCACACTTTTGGTCTTTCAGTATTTGACCGTGTTTGGCTCGCACGAGAAGTTTCTTTTGTTTCTTTTTTCATATGCTTATGCTCCTTCCGTGAGTTTTATTTGTTTTGCATACTCTTCGAGTGGCACACCTAATTTTTTAGCTATTGCTACCTGTGAAGATGTGAGTCTCACAGTTGTGCGTCCAGGTCTTACACTTCTCTGAGCTGAAGCAACCAACTGATTGGTCTTGGACGTTTGCTCTACATCACCACCTATAGCAAATTTATGTGGGAAGTCAACTTTTATTCTTTTATTAACTTCAGAATAATAGTCATCCGATTTAGGGTCGAATCCCTCATTTACAAGATCCTTGTGAATTTCAAAGGCAGTAAAGGTCATGGCTCGATCTTTGCCAAACCATGTGTTTTTACTAGCCCAAGCTTCTGCTTGAGGATCAGGTTCCGGTAAACTTTGCGGAGTTTGCTGTGGTAATCTTCCACCGTCTGATAGTTGTACAGGTTCCTGTTCAACTGGTTTATTTGCTTTGGCTTGCTCTAATTTAGCATTATCAAAGGCTAATGTTGCAATCCGTTTATTAGCTTCGACTTGAGCTTTAGCATCTCCAGCTTCAATAGCGCCTGCCAATTCTTTTTGAGCAGACTCCATTCCTGTTTTTACATTTTTCTCAAATCTAGACCAATAATCAGTATCCATTTTTTGAAATCGAGACTGATCTTCTTTTCTTTGTACTTCTAAAGCTTGAGCATATTCAACAGCAGCGCCTTCTCTACGTTCTGCTTCTCTCATTTTTCGAGTGAGTTTAGCAATACGTGATTGAACACCTTTACTGTATTCCTCTAACTTAGAATCATCTTCTTTAACTGGTTCTTCTGTTACTTCTTTTACTTCTTCTTCTTTTACTTCTTTAACTTCTTCTACTGTTTCTTCTTCCTTGGTTTCTATTACTTCTTCTTTTACTTCCTCTGGTAAAGTTACATCTACTTCAGGTCCTGAAGTATCCAACTCTACTTTTGGTTTTTCTTGTTTTATTTTATTTTCTTTCCCACATTTCATCACGATACAAACTGGAATGCGACGAATGACGTTTTCGTATCATATTTAATTTTTTCATGTTCTTTTTATTTAAACTTTTAATCTCAGCAT